AGCAGGACAATGAATCCTGTACATGCCGGATTTACCGCAAGGACCGTAATCATCCGATCTGCGTTACCGAATGGATGGATGAATGCCGCCGCGAACCATTCAAAACCCGCGAAGGCAGAGAAATCACCGGACCGTGGCAGTCGCATCCCAAACGGATGTTACGGCATAAAGCCATGATTCAGTGTGCCCGTCTGGCCTTCGGATTTGCTGGTATCTATGACAAGGATGAAGCCGAGCGCATTGTCGAAAATACCGCATACACTGCAGAACGTCAGCCGGAACGCGACATCACTCCGGTTAACGATGAAACCATGCAGGAGATTAACACTCTGCTGATTGCCCTGGATAAAACATGGGATGACGACTTATTGCCGCTCTGTTCCCAGATATTTCGCCGCGACATTCGAGCATCGTCAGAACTGACACAGGCCGAAGCAGTGAAAGCTCTTGGATTCCTGAAACAGAAAGCCACTGAGCAGAAGGTGGCAGCATGACACCGGACATTATCCTGCAGCGTACCGGGATCGACGTGAGAGCTGTCGAACAGGGGGATGATGCATGGCACAAATTACGGCTCGGCGTCATCACCGCTTCAGAGGTTCACAATGTGATAGCAAAACCCCGCTCCGGAAAGAAATGGCCTGACATGAAAATGTCCTACTTCCACACCCTGCTTGCCGAGGTTTGCACCGGTGTGGCTCCGGAAGTTAACGCTAAGGCGCTGGCCTGGGGAAAACAGTACGAGAACGACGCCAGAGCCCTCTTTGAGTTCACTTCCGGCGTGAATGTTACTGAATCCCCGATCATCTATCGCGACGAAAGTATGCGCACCGCCTGCTCTCCCGATGGTTTATGCAGTGACGGCAACGGCCTTGAACTGAAATGCCCGTTTACCTCCCGGGATTTCATGAAGTTCCGGCTCGGTGGTTTCGAGGCCATAAAGTCGGCTTACATGGCCCAGGTGCAGTACAGCATGTGGGTGACGCGAAAAGATGCCTGGTACTTTGCCAACTATGACCCGCGCATGAAGCGTGAAGGCCTGCATTATGTCGTGATTGAGCGGGATGAAAATTACATGGCGAGTTTTGACGAGATGGTGCCGGAGTTCATCGAAAAAATGGACGAGGCACTGGCTGAAATTGGTTTTGTATTTGGGGAGCAATGGCGATGAAGCATCCTCACGATAATATCCGGGTAGGCGCGATCACTTTCGTCTACTCCGTTACAAAGCGAGGCTGGGTATTTCCCGGTCTTTCTGTTATCCGAAATCCACTGAAAGCACAGCGGCTGGCTGAAGAGATAAATAATAAACGAGGGGCTGTATGCACAAAGCATCTCCTGTTGAATTAAGAACGAGTATCGAGATGGCACATAGCCTTGCTCAAATTGGAGTCAGGTTTGTGCCAATACCAGTAGAAACAGACGAAGAATTTCATACGTTAGCCGCATCCCTTTCACAAAAGCTGGAAATGATGGCGGCGAAAGCAGAAGCAAACGAGAGAGACCCGGCATGACAACAACAGAATGCATTTTTCTGGCAGCGGGCTTCATATTCTGTGTGCTTATGCTTGCCGACATGGGACTTGTTCAATGACACCTCAGCAAGAAAACGCCCTTCGCAGCATTGCCCGTCAGGCTAATTCTGAAATCAAAAAAGCCAGACAGCAGTTTCCGGATAAAAACGTCGATGACATTTGCCGTAGCGTACTGAAGAAGCACCGCGAAACGGTAACGCTGATGGGATTCACACCGACTCATTTAAGCCTGGCAATCGGCATGTTAAACGGCGTTTTTAAGGAACGGTGAACATGAAAAGCAAAATCATCAGGGAGCTACAGGCTCCTTTTTTATTATTCGCATTTACCCTCAAGCGTATTAACCAACAATTCAGGGATTAATGAAAGATGGCGGACATCATTGATTCAGCATCAGAAATTGAAGAATTACAGCGCAATACAGCAATAAAAATGCGTCGTCTGAACTACCAGACTATATCCGCCACTCATTGTTGTGAGTGTGGCGATCCCATAGATGAACGAAGACGCCTGGTCGTTCAGGGTTGTCGGACTTGTGCAAGTTGCCAGGAGGATCTGGAGCTTATCAGTAAACAGAGAGGTTCGAAGTGAGCGAAATTAACTCTCAGGCACTGCGTGAAGCGGCAGAGAAAGCCGGTGAAGATAAGTGGCAGGCTAAAAAAATAAATGGTGATTTTTTCGTTATTCGTCACGGTAGTTATACAAGACAGCATGGCTACACATCGTATCAACCCATTGCGGAGATTGATTGTAAGCCAGTCCGGGATTTTGTTGCCAAGGCTAATCCGGCTACCGTGCTGGAATTACTGGATGAACTGGAAGCAGCAAAAAAGCGCATTGCAGAACTGGAAGCGCGGGAAATACTGCTCCCGGAACGTAGCAGCATGCTTCATCGAACAGATTTTCACGATGATTACCAAACGGTAATGGCATACAAAGTTTCTGAAGTCATCGATGCAATCCGCGCTACTGGCATTCGCATCAAAGGAGAGTGAGATGATTCACTACCACGGTGGGCCTATTACTCCTGATACGTGCGCAATGAGAGCATGGAAAGGGCGACATGCGTTTATCAGTTTTGCGCATTCAGGCCAGATCAATCTCGCGGCTGAATACTGTCAGTCGTTCGCGCTGGACAACGGTGCATTCACCGCCTGGAAAGCAGCTGGCAAAAACAAAATCGACTGGAGCGATTACTACGAGTTTGTTGCTCGCTGGAAGAATCACCCAGGATTCGATTTTGCCATTATCCCGGATGTTATTGATGGCGGAGAGGAGGAAAATGATGCGCTTCTGAATGAGTGGCCTCACGGAAAACTAGCTGGCGTTCCAGTGTGGCACGTGAATGAAAGTGACGAGCGATTTATTCATTTGTGCAATGAGTTTCCGCGAGTGGCTATCGGTAGTTGTGGCGACTATGACGTAAAGCGCCCAACTCTTGCGGTAGCCAGAATGAAAGACCTGATTCGTCACATTGTTGATGGGCATGGTCAGCCGGTTACGAAACTACATGGATTGCGCATGTTAAATCCGCTGATATTCACAAAATTACCCTTAGCCAGCGCAGATAGTACGAACGTCGCTCGAAACATCGGTATTGATAAAGCCTGGTCTGGGGCTTATGCACCTGCAAGTAAAGAGACACGCGCAGCATTAATGGTAGAACGGATTGAGGCACACAATAGCCCTGGTTCTCTTGCGTATTGTGAACAACGCGACCGCTTTGAAATGCAATTGCAACTAGCACTTTAAGGACTAACAAATGACCACTATTACCAAAGAACGTATTGAATTGTTCATTAAAAATCCGCTTGAAAACGGGCTTACTCGTGGCGAACAAATGGAACTGGCACGAATTGCACTGGCATCACTGGAACGCGAACTGATTCGCCACGAGCATGCCAAATGGTCTGACTCCACATTTGGCTGCGTTGGCCCCATTGGTCCACTGAAACACCTCTCAAAAGAGGCTCTGGAAGCCGCAGCCGAACCAGACGATCTCAGCGAGTGGGCTGATATGCATTTCCTGTTGTGGGATGCACAGCGCCGTGCTGGCATCAGCGATGCTGAAATTACCGCTGCTATGGAAGATAAATTGAAGATCAACATGGAGCGCCAGTGGCCTGAACCAAAAGATGGTGAGCCTCGCTTGCACATTAAAGAACCCGGCAACTCTCCGGTAATTCCGGATGGTTTATCCACGGTATGCGCTGAGGCTTATCAGGTTGTAGGAGTTATGGCAGATGCGCTTGGTGTATTCGGTGATGCAGCAGTACAGAAAGTTCTGGATAACCTGTCACAGCAAAAACTTGTTCACAGAGATGTGCTGCCGTTCTCGCTTCCGGTAACTCCGGATGGTTGGATAAGCTGTAGTGAGCTAATGCCGGATAAGTTAATTCCGGTAATGGTCATGTATGAAGACGGTGAGATGTGGTCTGCAATGTGGAATGGCAATCGCTGGGATGATGGCACCGAATATCCGGATCCGCACTCAGTTACGCACTGGCGTGAAATGCCAGCAGCACCGCAGCAGGAGGTGAAGTGATGGACTCCTTCGCGAAATATACGATTATTGACTGGATAGCATTCCTTCAGGTTTTGCTCATCTGGTTTTATATGGCTTACAGGAGTGGGCAGTGGATTGTCAGTGTAGCCTGTAGCAAGGGATGGCGTTGGTGGAACCGAAAGAATAAAAAAGCGCTGGCCTTGGATTCGTTTTACGAAGCATTCAATCTTAACAGTCTTCAGCCTGGTTATGTCATTGTAGTCACCACTCAAAGCGGCATGACCATTCAGATTCATAAACCAAAAGAGGAAAAATGATGTGGCCTATATGTGTTAATTGCGGACGGATGTGCCTATCTGGATGGTGCCGAAAGTGCGACAAATGCACGAAGAAAAGACAATAACAATCCTCGCACTGACGGGGATTTCTTTTATCTGAACTCGCTACGGCGAGTTTTGTTTTATGGAGATGATTATGGCCTGTTCAACATTCAACCCTTTAACGTTACAGAAATACCAGCCAGACCCTGAAGATTTATGCTCACTGTGTGGCGGAAATCATGGTAAAGCTGCCATGATCGAATGTAAGGACAAAATCCACATATGCCTTAATTGCGTTGATGTCCTCGTTGATATCAAAAATGAAAGAGAAGATAAAAAGCGTAGCGAGGCTATTCGCGCCTTAGATTCATGGATGCGAGATGGGTATAGTGCTGCGCAAATTTATGACTTAGCCATTTCAAAAGGCGAAATACCAGGTGTGCGAATCGAATAAGAAGCGCACTCAAGCATCTTTTGGGGAAATCACAAATGCACTTCCGAGTCACAGGTGAATTGAATGGAGAACCATTCAACAGAGTTATCGAAGCAGAGGACATCAACGACTGCTATGACCACTGGATGATATGGGCGCAGATAGCACATGCAGACGTAACCAATATTCGAATTGAAGAACTGAAAGAACACCAAGCCGCCTGATGGCGGTTTTTTTTATTGGAGACAAGAAATGTCAGATTTGGCTATGAAGGTTTTGAAATGGCAATCGACTGGCGATGTTGGCATCAGTAGCGCAACTCTTGCCTCAATCGCATGTGGACTGAAAAAGAATATCTATGGTCATCACTTCGGCGCTCCCCATGACGCAGCCGATTTCAGACGATGCGTTGCACTTGTTGAGCAGATTCCAGAAATCAGAGATTCATTCAACAAGGTTGCAAAGCGCGTTCCGGCATTCAAAGGAATCCTCAACGAATGGGATTCCCTCGTTGCTCTGTTGAAGTCTGAAATGAAGATACACGGAAACAAAGCACCAGAGACTTACAGAAGAATCAGCGAGCTACGCAAGGACTAACCATGAAATAACACCGCCTCACACTCGGTGAGGCCTGTTCATTGCTCAATGATATCCAGACCTACCATCGCCGCATCAATGCGGCTTTTTCTTGCGTGTAATTGCGGAGACTTTGCGATGTACTTGACACTTCAGGAGTGGAACGCTCGCCAGCGACGCCCAAGAAGCCTTGAAACAGTTCGTCGATGGGTGCGCGAATGCAGGATATTCCCTCCTCCGGTTAAGGATGGAAGAGAGTATCTGTTCCACGAATCAGCGGTAAAGGTTGACTTAA